AGAATGTTACATATGCAAGAAAACTTGTTGAATTATCTGTTTTAAGAAGATGGGTTGCTGAAAAGAAATTAAAACACACCAAAGAATTAATTAACAATTCATTAGAAACAGATAAAAAGGTAATTGTATTTACTGATTATACTGCTGTTGTTGATACTTTAAGAGAAGAATATAAAGATATTTGTGTTGTGGTAAATGGTGAAACAAGTCAAAAAGATAGACAAAAAGCTGTTGAAGATTTTCAAAACAATCCAAGTGTAAAGTTGTTTATTGGTAATACAGTTGCAGCTGGTGTTGGATTAACTTTAACAGCCGCTGAAGTAGTTATTGTAAATGATTTAAATTGGACACCAGCGAATGTGGATCAATCATTAGATAGAGCTTTCCGTATTGGACAAACTAAGGATGTTATTTGTTATTTCCCACTTTTTGATGATACAATTGATACTATCGTATATGAAGTATTAGATAAGAAAAGAGATATTATCAATATGGCTATTGATGGTGTAATCGATAATAAGGGTGTAATTGAAGAGGTAATTGATAGATTGGATGAAAAGTTTAAAAAATAGATACAGAAATAATTCACATATTAACTTTGCTCGTAATTGTATGATACAACTATTAGAAAAAAAGTTAAAAGGATTAAATAATATAAGTAGTGATGATTTAATTAGGATTGAACAAATTTTAAGTAAGTATCAAAAATAATTACTTTAAAGCATCTATCAAAGCCAATTTAATTGCGTTTGATAATACAGTTTGTTTAAATGGAACTTCTTCATTAATTTCAAGCATCATAGCATTTGTAGATGTTTTATAAGTTCCAACACCTTCCATTATTCTAATTCCGTTTATTACTTTAACTCTAATTTCAGTTATCTTATTTTGAATAGCAAAACCAGCAATTCTAAATGTGTTTTCAGGTAATCCAATATAAGTTATTTCAACAAATATAGGTGAACCGTCTTGACATATATCAAAACCTTTATCCTGTAATAAATCTTCGGTAATTTGTTTTATACCGAATAATACCGATCTATTTTCAATAGATTTCATTTCAGTTTTATTATAAACCGAATCAACTTTTACACATTGTCCGAATGAAAACAATGGAAGGAATAGTAACCCAAATAATAAACTTTTAATTGTCATAGCCTGTTCTTAATATATAAAAATTAGTTACACCCCCATTTGTTAATGGTGATGCCGTAGTTGTTTGTACTCCTGGAAATGTTGTTCTTAAATCCGTTGTCCCTAACCTAATTGTTGAATGTTCAGTTTGTGTGTATATTCTATAATTAGGTATTGACCAAGTTGAACCTCTACTTTTCTTTATTTGTAAATAAATATCTGAAACTGAAAATTTGTTATCAGTATTTATATCATATCTAAAATAATCTGCACTTACTATTGTTCTTTTACTGAGAATTAAGTTATTATTATCAGATAGATTAGTTCTTTGTGGTGCTGGTATAGATAATGTATCCAAAACTATTCTCCATTCAATAGATGGATTAGAAGCTCTTAATATTGAATAATCTCCACTATTATTTGTTAAGTATGTAGTATCTAAACTCCAACTACCACTTGTCATTATATAATCAAACTCTAATACGTAGTTTAACATTGATGAGTTTGGTAAGTCATTCCATCTACCACCACTAACAAACTGAGCATAATCTTCTGTTCCTGAGTTATTTGGTTCGCCTGGATTCCAATTAGAATAAGGATACACACCATATCTGTAAGCATTAAACATATAACTTCTATTAACTTCATCATCTGTCCAAACAACATTTGATACTTGAAATGAACCTAACCTAGCATTAGCATAAGTACCATCACCCATATTGGTATTACACTTAGAGGCGAATGTATAATATAATTGAGAAGGATATTCTCTTACATAAGATAAAGATGCGAAATTAGTTCCATTTAAATAACCCTTTAATTGAGTTCCTGAGTGTGTTAAACATATATAATTCCATTGATTTAATGTTATTGTTGTACTTACACTTCGTAACCCTGTTCCACTCCAAGTTCCACATCTTAATGTTCCTGTTGAACCTGATACATTTGTTATTTCTATTTGAGAATCATACCAATTAGCATCAACTATCGGAGAACCTTGTTCTGATATTAAAACACCTGCATCTGTTGGATATACCCATAACATTAAACTAACTACACCAGAATTAAAATAACTTCCTAAGTTTTCAGTCATCATATATTGGGTTGAACCATTAAATGACATATATCTACCTGATGTTGCTGTATATGATGGGTTACTGAATAAAGTAGCATTTGTTCCTGCGATAGTATTCCTAACTAAGGTAGGTGATGTTGTTTTGTATGAGTTAGTATCGGCAATATCATAATTAGCGACTAAATTTCTTGTAACAGGTAATTCAGTCCATCTAAAACCCCCTAAAGGTTCTGAAAAGAAATATCCACTTGTTTTATCTTGATAATATCCAAACCATCCTGAAGGCCATGTTCCAAATACAAATGTATTTTCAGCGGCATTAGACATAGTTACTAAGTGTCCACCCATACTTTCACAAGCAGCTTTAGCACCTGTCCAAGTATTAGTTGTTGTTGAACGATAGTATGAGTGTCCATTATAGTTTGTTTGAGATGTAAACCCTGTAAGAGCTGATGTTGTTCTTTTCCAAAGTTGTACTCTAATATTAGGAACTCCAACATTATTTATACCAAATACTCTACCTGTTTGAGAAAAGTTCTGACTTTTAACAACTGAGGATAATAATAATAAAAATAATAATATCTTTCTCATAACGTTAATTTAGCTCCAAATAGTATTTGATAATTTACTAATTGTTCTGTTACCGAGTATGTTGTTCCTCCTGTTAATCCAAATCTAAAAGCCTTTGTTATTTTATAATTCACATTTAAGAATGGTAATAATAAAGGTTTTGTTTGGAATACACTTTCAGTATAATATTTCATATACGGAACATATACCGCTGCTAATATAAATATCGCGTCAATATTTTTAGTTAATTGTCCTTTATACATTCCACCACCAATCGCTACTAATGTTGTTAATGGTTCTTTATTTAATGTCCCATACATTCCCCCAACACCATATAATCCTGTTACTTTTTTAACATTGTCTATACGAATATAAACCAATGTATTACTAAAACTATTAGGTAATATTGAAATACTATTTGAAACTAAATCAATATGTTTTCTAGCGGTTTTTTGTGTAATCCAAGATTTAAATACAGATATGTTACCTACTTTAGCATTAACAGTAAAATCAATAGCAACACCTAAAGAACGTTTTTTATCTCCCGTTATCTTAATAAAACTTGTTGTTACTTTAGCATCTTGTGCCGCATCAGCTGCTCGTTGCATACCAACAATATCACCTGTAAGCATAATGGCTGGTTTATCTTGTTTTGCTGTTGCCCTACTACTTGATCTAGTTGTAGATTGAGAAGTTTGTTTTTGTTCCTCTTGTTTAGCCTCTTCTTGTTTTTGCTCATCAGTTTTCTTTTCTTCAGGTTTAGATGTATTGTTACCATCACTACCACCAGAACTACTAGAACTACCTGTTGCGGTAGAACCACCTGAAACACTATTAGCTACACCTGAAACAGAATTAGTTGCAGTTGAAGCTGCTGTGGATGCTGTATTTGACGCTACATCTGTTATTGATGTGAGCATTGAACTCAACGATACGACATTATTAATAACGTTATTAGATACATTTAATACATTTGCGGTGATAGTTTGAATACCAATTTGTGCACAAGGATTTCCAACACCATAGTTGTTATAAACATCATTAGCCCACACATCAAATGAACCATTTTGTAATTCAGTTGGTGTAAATGTTTTAACTTGTCCATAGTAATTCATTACGATAGGTAAGTTACCATTTAAATCGGATACTGTGATGTTTTTAACTTCTTTTGTACAAGGATCTACGTAGGAGTATGAGAAGGATTGGGCTTTTACACCCAATCCAATCATAACAAGAAATAAAATCAAGAGTGTTTTAAACCCTTTCATAAAACCCCCCTTTCACATCATAATATATGTTGTCAATCGGAGTATCTACAAATGGAAATACATCTACACTATATATGTGTTTAATTTCAATTATTACAAATAAAGTTGTGGTTAAAATAAAAACGACATATAGGTATTTAAGGAAGGTTAGTAGTTCATTGAACTTATTTTTCAAATATTCCATCTTTAATCATTTTTGATACTACCCTAGAACAAGCTGTTTCTAAGGATTTTCTTGTCGAAATACCAACAGTTGACTGTGCGAATTTCATGTCAAGAGATTTCAAAAATGATTGACCATATTGGGTTGCTTCACCCATACCAGAACCTACTCTAATTTGTCCAGATTCAGCATCTACAAATCTTATCTGTAAACCTAATCTTGTAGTTACTTCTAACTGCTTTTTACCTGTCGTATAGGTTTCTTGTTCATCTACTGAGAAGTCATACACTTCAATGTAAACAAAATACTTTGCAAGTTTAATTTTACCTTTACCATCTAATTTGTTTTCAGTAAAACCTTTAGCGCTTGCTTGGAATTGTTTAACCATTTTAAGTTTGATTTCTTCTTTATCTTCAGTAAACTCAAATCTGTTTGTACCTTCTAAGTAATCTAAAGCAATATTTGTAACACCTAATCCTACGTTTTTTTCTTTAAGAATTGGATACGAATTAAGGACGTTATCACTAATGCCGATTGAAAGAACTTGGATTGGGATTTGTTTCCCATCATAATCACTTACTACTTGTATTGATTGCTTCTTTTCAAAATCAGCCGTGTATTTTTCTGTTCTAGTTGTTCCACAACCAAACATCATAACAGCCCCTAATAGGACTGCTATGAAGTTGATCATGCTTTGTTGGTTTATAATCTTCATAAAATTCTTTGTTGGTTTTCGTTATTAGTTTTGTATTACCAAGGCGCTTCTTCCTTTGGCTCTTCTTTTTTCTTTTCTTCTTTTACTGGTGCTGCTTTTTCTATAACTCTTTCTTTAATTATAGTTGTATTTCCACCACCATTATTCTGTTGTTTTTGTTCATTATTGTTTGACAAATTAATAACAACAGGAGCTGCTGCCGGAGCTGGAGCCACTTGTTCTGTTTTAGTTTCAGCATTATCTTCTGAATGTCCGTTAAAAAATGTTGTTGTAAACCAAGTACCTGCTCCAAGTATTGCGGTTGATAAAGTACCAATGATAGTCTTTTTAAGACCACCCCAAGTACCATCATTTGTGTTTTCTGTTTCCTCTACCATAATATTTTTTATATTTATATGTTTATTCTATTACATAAATACGCTGTTAATTACTTTTGTGCTAGCAATTATCTTACCATCACACTCCATAACAGCAAGGTATGCACTTGGAGGTAAAGAACCTAAATTAGCTGTGTATCTGTATTCTCCTTTTGGCATTTTACCACTAGTTATCTCAGCTACTTTATTACCCTTTAAATCAACGAAATATATTGATGTCATACTATCATCAGGAATATTAAATTGAACTGCTACGATACCTGAAGCTGGATTAGGGTAAACCATAATATCGATTTTACCATTTAAACTAACATCAGTAAATTTAGTTTTAAATACCTCAACTCTACCATCAGTAGGTCTAATACTTAAATCTCTTGCTATTTCATTACCAACAAACTTACGAGTTACATATAATGGTGATCCTGTCCATTCGTCTTTAGGTTTTTTAGCGATGAATTGTAATACTACCACTTCTTGTCCATCACTAATTTTATTTTTTTCACTCATATCAACTCCACCCCACTCAACTTCGTTGTTGTTAGCGTTAGTGAATGACATCCAATTAGAAGCAGCTCCTTTCGAAGCTACTCCTTTGAATTCTAATAAATCTTTGTCATATTTTAATGATAATTGTACTGCTCCTAATGTTTGTCCGTTAGTCAATACTTTTACAGGGATATTAACTAAGTTACCTTCTTCAACATTTAATGTAGGTAAGTTAATTTCCATTTCATTTAATTGTGCATAGTATTCTGTTGTTTGATCTATAATGAAATTAGGTGCATTTAATGGGTTAGTTATTTTGATAGGTGCTAATCTAGCCATATTGAAACCTGTTTCATTTACGTCACCTGTTGCTAATACATATACTGTAATTGAATCAACACCTGTAACAATAGTGTATGAGTAATTAGCTGTTCCTGGAATATCTAATGAGTGGTTAGTTAAACTATCGTTTGTGATTGTGTTATATTGAACATCTGTGAAGAATCTAACATCAGGGGTTGTAAACTTGTTAAATCTACCAGCAATTCTATTAAAGATTGTGTAAACGTCTGAAATAGATATGTTACCTGAATTGTTTGGATCTGATGAATGGAAATCAAAACCTTTTGGATTTTCAATTCCTAATACAAATCTATTAACTTTTTGAGCGTCTGCTGTTGTTACAACATTACCAAGATTTAAAGTATCACCTTGAACTTCAATCTTACAAGTCCAATATGTAGTATCTACGATAGGGCTAAATCCAAACTTACCATTTACGTCAGTTGTATCTACATTAACTAATGTCCATTTACCACCTGATTTAGGTTGTTTCCATAAACCCACTAATAATTTTTTAGTGTATGAACCAGTTACGTTTTTAAATGTTCCTGCGAAATTGATAGAAGGTCTAACAAATATACCACCACCATTAAATCTAGTTAAGGTTGTATCTTTACCAGCATTTGTAGAAGCGATTGTTGGGTATGTGTTATCAAAAGCCAAAGCTGTAATTCCTGTCAAATATTGGAATGTGGTTGGTGTTGAATGTTTAAAGTTAATATTAAATAATTCACCTGACGCATAAGTGTAGTTAAGATTTGAACCATCATATACTGTCGATATTGTAATTGTTCCTTTGTTTACATAAAATTGTAAATAAGAATCATTACTATCAGGGATAAGTAATCTAACTGAAGGATCTGTAAATGCTACCGTATCGTAAGTAATTTTAAATTGTAATGCGGTAATTTTACTTGAAGTTGTGTTATTATAGCAAAGTTTTACATCTGTTTGGTTAGCTATTGAAGATGAAACCGTGTAATTTGGTTTAATAATGATTGAGTTCCCATTCGGTGTGGGACATGTTTGGGCGAATGAAATGACAGAAAGGCATAGCATCCCCAAAATTGAAAGGATTTTTTTCATTGTTGGTTTTATTTTTTAATTTATTCTTTGTTACCTATAAATAGCCTAAAAAATAAAAAAATGAAAAAAAATTATTGTTCATATGGAATACGATTCATTCTAACCGCATAACCACCATCACCCCAATTAGTAACTTTTAATTTTTGATTATTATCGTATAATAAAAATGTCATGTTATCATAACGATTAGGATCAAGACTAGGTATATTATATGTAATTGTTATTGTAAAACCATCATTATTAGGATTAACATTAACGTCTTTAATTACATACTCTAAACTAGTTTTATGTATGTCAGATATATAACTACACTTATACAACCTACTATCTTTAATATTATCAGAACCATTTGATGTCCAAACAAAATATGTTTTACTTTTAACTCTTGTATGGAATGTAAGTTTCCATATTCCAACCCAAGGCCTATCCGGATTGTATTGTTTAGCCTCTTCAATAGAATCTTGAGGTATTTTTATATTTTCAATATCTTTAATATCGACATAATTTTTTGGTTTAGTGGTAAAATAACCATCAACACTACGAGTTAAATCTGATGATTTTTCTGATGGTAATATCTCTTCAGGTCTTTTACAAGATATCTCACCGGTGGTTAATAATGTACATAATAAAACGGCTTTCATTAAATCTTTCATACCTTCATTTACCTCATTTTCATTAATATTCATCAATTGCTTGATTCTTTTAATTTCGTTTAGTAGTTTTTTATCCATAGTAATAAATATACCAATAAATTAAATATAAATTTGACTTTTTGATATTAAAAAACTAAACTTAAAAACGATATAAATGGTTACTTTTTGACAATTTTAACTATTTATATAATACAAATTCGAACTCGTTAGAGTTGTATAAACTTTATTAAATTATATATTATGAGCGGAAAAGCACAACCAAAAAACAGCGTATTAGACGCAATCTTGAAGCAGTATGAAAGCAACAAGGCAAAACCAAGAAAAGAAGTAGATTTAACTAAATACTTCACTACAATGTTACCAAAAGGTAAACTCACAGACAAAAAGAAATTCAGAATTATTCCAGCAGAACCAGGTCAATCACCATTCGTAGAAGTATGGTTTCACAACGTACAAATTAACGGAGAATGGAAAAAATTGTATTGCCCTGAGAAAAATGCAGGTGATCCTTGTCCATTCTGTGAAATCGCATCTGAATTAGACAAATCAGGTTCTAAAGAAGATAAAGATTTGGCTAAAACTTACAAACCTAAAAAATTCTATGTTGTAAAAGGTATTGAAAGAGGTAAAGAAGATGAAGGTGTTAAGTTTTGGAGATTCCCACACAATTACAAAGGTGCTGGTGTTTTAGACAAAATGATTGCAGTATTTTCAGAAAAAGGGGACATCTCTGACCCTAAAGAAGGTAGAGATTTAATCATCAACATCGGTAAAGATGATAGAGGTAATTCAGTTGTAAGTTCAATCATTCACGATGATAGAGAGCCATTAGGAACTGAAGATCAAATCGCTGAATGGACATCTGATACTATGACTTGGGAAGATGTATTCAGTAAGAGAGATTACGATTACTTGTCAAAAGTAGCTAAAGGTGAAAATCCATATGAGAAGAAAGATACTTCAGCAGCTTCAGCTTCAAATCAAACAGAAGATGAAACTACAATGGATGATGAACAACCATTTTAATTAAAAGTTTAAAAGCTCCGAAAGGGGCTTTTACTTTTTTACTATTTAGAAATTAACAAAAAATAATTATTATTAAGTATGGCAAAAATTAAAGTTTGTATGTGTGAATCATATACTACAATATTAGCAAAAGAATGGATCGAAATTGATTCAAATATGTATGAAGAAACTAAAGGCATGTCAGCCGAAGAATTAGAAGATTACATCAGAGAAAATTATGACGAAATGAAACCAACACCAAACATGAAAAATGAATGGGTTTATACATTAAGGGATGAATTAAATGAGATGGACATTATGCACGATAAAATCAAAAACGAAGAATCTTGGTTAGAGTTTAAACAATCTGATGAATGTGAAGATTGTGATGATGAGGAAGATTTTGATGTTGAAGAAGAAGAATAAATTAAAAAAATATAGATTATAATGGCAGGTAAAATACCAAAAAAAGACGAAACAAAAGCAACTACAAAACCTAAAGTAGTTGATAAAAAATCAATTGACTTATCAAAACTAAAAGATTTTAAAAATAAAAATGGTTTTAATGAGGATGTTAAAGATAAAGAATTAGAATGGATTCCAATTTCTAAAGCTTTCACAGAAGCAACAGGATTGGCTGGTATTCCTAAAGGATATATTACATTATCTAGAGGATTTTCTAATACAGGTAAATCTACATCTTTAATGGAAGCTATTGTATCATCACAAAAATTAGGTATCTTACCTGTTATTATTGATACAGAAAACAATTTTAGTTGGGAACACGCTAAAGATATGGGTTTAGCATTTGACGAAATCGTTGATGAAGAAACAGGTGAAGTTGTTAATTATGATGGATTTTTTATCTTTATTAATAATGAATACCTTATCGAAAATTATGGTAAGAAAAGAGATAAGAATAGACAAGAAGCCGTAATTGAAGATGTTGCTGATTTCTGTCACGATTTGTTAGATAGACAAAGTGCTGGTGAATTACCATATGAGATTTTATTCGCTTGGGATTCAATTGGAACTTTAGATTGCGAACAATGTGTTACTTCTAAAAATAGAAATAATATGTGGAACGCAGGAGCATTAGAGGCGGCATTTAAATCACTTGTAAATCATAGAATACCTGCATCAAGAAAAGAAGGTAAATCATACACTAATACTATGATTGCGGTTCAAAAGATTTGGATTGATAGTATGGGTGCTGGTGTAGTAAAACACAAAGGTGGTGAAGCTTTCTTCTACGGAGCTAGATTAATTCTACACTTTGGAGGTATTCAAGCACACGGAACTGAAAGATTAAAAGCAACAAGTTCAGGTAGAGAATATTCATTCGCAATCGGAACTAAGATTGAAGTTGTTAAAAATCAAATTAATGGTATTCAATTATTAGGTAAGATTATTTCAACACCTCACGGATTTATTTCTTACGATGAATTAGATTCATATAAGAAAAAGAATAAAGATTACTTACTAAGTAAATTAGGTAGTGATGATGGTGAGATTGAAATCACATCAGAAGTTGTAAATAGTATTGATTCTGAATAAAAAATAAACCCCGACTAATAATCGGGGTTTTTTGTTTTTATCCTCTTAATATTTGTTGTGTTGGTGGTTCATCTGGTGTTTCATCTTCATTACCTGAATTATTTTTACCATTCTGAACAGCGTGTGTAATTAAAATTGATGTGATTAAACCAGCGTCAATAGTTAAAAATGATACACCATTAGCATCACTCCAATTAGCAATTTGTAAGTAACAGAACACTATTGTAATAACCAATGCGATTACTTTTTTAAGTGAGTAACCTATTGATGTATTTTTCATCATTTCTGTTAAATCATTATCTTTAATAAAAGAATATAATTTAGTTAATTTATTTTTCATAATTTACAGTGTTTTAATATTTTATTATTATTCCCTTATAATAAATACAAGAATATATGAAAGTTAATGAAATCCATAAAGGACATTAGAAAAGAGATAGGGTATGTCGAGTTTAGATTATCCTCAACAGAGATTGTAATGATACAAATATACTCATTAAGAAGAGTAAAGAAAGGTATTAGAATTGAAACAAAACAACACGAATTAGTTGATCAACTTAACAGGATGTCAAACTTTTACGATGAAAATAATCTACTATTAAATGGTAAAAAGATTGAATATGGTATTATTCTGTTTAAAAAACATAAAAGAGAAATTGAGTTTAGTGAGATAAATAAAGGTTTAATTACTGATTTAGTTGTTGATAATAACACATATCGCTTCACTTTAACTAAATAATTATTAATATCTTAGTTATGAAAATAGGTATTGACGTAAATATTTTAAGAAATTACATCCCAAGATTGATTGACATGTACTTTAAAGAACATGAGAAAAGTCCATCCAATGAAGATATAAACCCATACGCATTAGAAGATAGTTTTGATGATGAGATATTTGATTTCATAGGTGAAAACATTTTAGAGATATTTGGATTTGCTAAAGAAACTGAAAGAGGTATTATTAGCTATTGTAATCAACTACAAAAAAATCATACAGAACATAAGTTTTATATCGTATGTAATGGATTTGAAATGATTGTTCCGAGTACATTACATTTTTTATGTAAAATGAACTGTGACGTTCAGAATTACGTATTTAGAAAAAATTCTATTGACTTATGGGAAGAAGTTGATATGATTATAACGGATAGTCCATTTCTTTTGGAGAATAAACCTGAAGATAAAAAAATTGTTAAGATTAAAAAGTTTTACAATCTAAACAATCAAAGTGATTACACATTAGATAGATTAACAGATATAGAAAATGAAAAAATTTTATGAGATAGAAGGTAAGAAGTATTACTTTGATTTAGATGAAGTAATCAAAACCGTTGAACAACAAGAAGGTGAAATTAATATCGGTAAGTTTGATTTATTAAGAATGTGGATAGATCAATTTATTAATCTAACAGATACCGAAATTAATGAAGCTACAAATCAAAGCACACCATTAACCGACGCAGGTAAAATATTATGGAACACTTTGACAAATTATAATGTATTAAAAGAAATAAACGAAAATAAAAGTTATTTTAAACCAAAAACAAAATGATAGAAAAATTAAAAGAAAGTCTAGGAAAAATTGAAAATAAAGACTTCCAAATTATGTTCCTTACACCAGATTTAAAAGGAACGCCAAGAGCATCAGTTGCTGAAATCTATTATCATGTTAAAGAGTTGATTAAATTAGGTTACAATGCATCAATTTTACATGAGAATAATGAATACACTAAGGTTGGTCCTTGGTTAGGTGAAGAGTATAATAATTTACCACACTCATCAATCGAGGATATTGGGGGAACATTTAAAGTAGGTCCTCAAGATTTTTTAGTTATCCCTGAATTATTTGGTAACGTTATTCAACAAACACAAAAGTTACCTTGTAAAAGAATAATCTTAGCTCAATCATATGACTACATTTTGGATATGTTACCACCAGGGGCTTCTTGGAGTACTTATGGTGTTAATACATTTATCACTACAAGTGAAACTATTAAACAAGAAATTAATAAATTATTTCCTCTTACCAATGGTCATATTGTTAATCCTAGTATTCCATCTTATTTTAAAAATGAGGATAAACTTAAAAAACCTATTATCGCGATTATGTGTAGGGATGATAGAACCACTTCAAAAATTGTTAAATCGTTCTATTTGAAGTATCCTTTATATTCATTTATTACATTCAGAGATATTAAAAATATGTCTAGAGAAGATTTAGCTGGTGTATTAAACGATTATTTCTTATCAGTATGGATAGATGAAACATCTTCATTCGGAACATTCCCTATTGAAAGTATGAGATGTGGAACTCCTGTAATTGGTAAAGTTCCGACAATTCAACCTGAATGGATTAGCGAAAAGAATGGTGTTTGGTTATTTGATGAATTACAAATCCCTGAAGCAATTGCTATTTTCTGTAAAAACTTTTTCGAAGATTTAGAAGATACTGAATTGTTAAATGAAATTAAGGGGATGGAAAATAAATATACCGAAGAAGAGCAATCAAAACAAATTAAAGATGTCTATACAAAAATATTTGATGAAAGAAAAAATGAAATCAAAACAAATATTAGTAGATTATCCGACCCAAATAATTTAGAAAAAGTAACAATATAATATGGAAAAAAGTAATATAAGTGTAATTATACCAATACATACAGTAATTGATTTAGATCAATACTTACCAAAAGCATTAGATAGTATTAAAACTAATACTGAACAACCAGAGGAGGTAATCATTGTTAGATGTGCTTGTCCTGAAGTAACAGAGTTTTTAGAAGCTTACAATTTCGGTGATATGAAAAAGAAAATTAGAGTTGTTGAAACGAAAAAAACTAAAGATTTTGCTCACATGGTTAATTCGGCAGTTGAAGAAGTTAAAACAGATTATTTCTCAATTTTAGAGTTTGATGATGAATACTCTTCAATTTGGTTCAAAAATGCTAAAAAATACATTAAAGCATATCCAGACGTAGATGTATTTTTATCTCACGTTATTGATGTAAATGAAAACAATGAGTTCGTTGGAACAACAAATGAAGTAACATGGTCGTTAGGTTTCGTTAATGGTATGACACCTGAAGAAAGTTATTCTAATTTAGGTTTCTTAGATTTAGAGGCTTTAAAAACATACCCTAACTTCCAAATTAGTGGAGCTGTAATTAAGAAATCTACCTTTGAAGATATTGGTGGTATTAAAAATAACATCAAATTATCTTTCACTTATGAGTTCTTATTAAGAACAACATATAATGGTTACAGAGTGATGACAATTCCTAAATCAGGATATAAACATATGAATATGAGACCTTATTCTTTATTCTGGAGATATAGAAATGATGATAGATATAAACTATCACAAGATGAAGGTAAGTTTTGGATGCAAACAGCGATGAAAGAATACTTCTTCAATTTCGATAGAGAAATTAAATATGAGGGAAATTAAAGATTACTTAATCCTTAAAAAAAATGTGAACGTTATTAAACTTGATATTGGGGGTGAATTAAAACACTACCCAATATTGAGTTTTAATTATGATTTTACATACGATCGCTCAAATATTGATGAGTTGTTAATTTCTAAAATAGAAATAACCATAATGGCAGATGCTTTTAATTTAAGAGATAAAGTAATGACGCTTATGTTATTACAAGGAAGTTTCAACATTCACTATGGTAAGAACAAATATTTGAGATGTCATATGATGGAATACACAAAATCAGATAATAATAATTCATATAAACTAAGAATAGTTGCAGAACAACTAGAAATAAATTAAAATCTATTAAAATAAGTTTTGAGTACCACATATTTTGGTGAAAATGAAGAATACGGAATGTTATTATTTTTAAGTGCTAAAACTCAGTACGATAGGACTGTTGTTTTTAACACTCATTTAAGGTTGGCTTTCACTAAACTTGTGGAAAGTATAATTAGAACCTATGAACTATATGATAAGGATGAAGAGTTTGACGAACAATTCAACGACTCCTTATCATTTATTATGACAAAAATTGAGAACTTTACACCTGGTAGAATAGGTAAAAGTGGTAAACCAGTTAAAGCATATTCTTACTTTGGGACAATTACAAAAAGATATTTAATATCTAAATTAAAAGACAAATACGAAGAAAAGTTAAAAGCTACTTCATATGAGGATATATCACAAGAAATCAATGATGATCCTAAATATTCATATAATATTGATGATGAAAAAAATATTCACGATAAACAATTTTTTATTGGTTTAGGTGAAGCTATTAAAAAACAAATGGAAACTACCAATATGAAACAAAATGATTTGATTATCGGTAAAACTATTGTTGAGTTATTAGAAAGATGGGATACAATATTTGACGATAAAGGAAACCATAAAGGTAGTGTTAAGTTCAATAAAAACCTTATATTGCTTTATTTAAGAGAAATTACAGGATTACAACCCAAAGATATTAGAAAGTCGCTTAAACACTTTAAAAAGGCTTATTTCATATATAAAAAATCTTCTATTTAATTAGATTTTACAAAACTATCTAAGATATTAATATATAATTTTTCTCTTATTGGGACAATTAATTTAGTTCCATCATCTGAGAAAGTTAAATCGAATTGTGCTTCATATCTACCTTCTTTTTTGGTATCATTAGCACTCCATTTATAAATTATATAATATTCTATTGTTTGGTTTGTATTAGCTGCAATAATATTAGCTTCTTTATTAGCGACAATTAATTTATTGGTATTCACATCACGCATTGAAAATGTAATTGATGCGTATTCTAACTTATCATTTAATTTATGATAATCAAATCTACCATCTTTAACTAACGCTAAGGTAAGAATTGGTAATGTACTATTTTTTGTTATAAAGAAATCCATTATTTTATATATATTTGGTTATTAGTTGAACATTTATATAGTGTACCTGATGGTGCTGAATCTATTTGTGTTTGATTTGGAATACTATTTACAATTAAAAATCCATCACATATTGTTAAATTATTAACATATGTCGTATCTGGTCTATTAGTTGTAATATTAGAACCAAATACAAATGTATTACCATAATTAGTAGTATTATTAATACCACCACCAATTACTGACCATTGACTACAAATAGTGTTATCACAACCACCAAGTATAGAAGAATAATAAATATAATCAGTATTATTATTAATAGTATTTGATCTACCACCAAGTACCGAAGAACTACCAATGGTATTACCTATAAAATTATCATAACCCGAACCTATAAAATCAGCATAACCACAAGCTTTATTATTACAACCAGCTACTACACCTGAATATTGTCCTTGACCCGTTATAGTGTTTAATCCACCACCACCAATGAATGAATAAGCATTATCTATCGTATTTCCAGTTCCACCAACAATAGCCGAATTGTTTGAAAGTGCTGTAATATTATTATTATAACCACCACCTACAACTGAACAATCCGCATTAAATATTGTATTTGATTTACCACCACTTATAGTAGAAAAATCACCCACAACGGAATTACAATAACCACCACCTATAGTTCCATAACTCTGACCGACATAATTTTTATATCCATTACCAATAAAAGAATAAGAAGCATCTATGGTATTTGATTTACCGCCAACAATTGTTGAATAATACGGTAATGGTGATATCGAGTCACTCCATATATAATTATTAGAACCACCAATAATTGACACATTTTCTACACGGAGAATTGTATTATTATTACCACCACCTACAAATGAATAAGAACCATTTGTTGTATTTCCACTTCCACCTACAATAACCGACTTACTTGAAGATGCTATAATAGTATTATTCACACCACCACCAATAACCGAGCAATCTGAAGATGATAAAATAATATTTTGATAACCATTACCGATAAATGAATAATCACCACAAGTTGTATTAGAATAACCACCATTAATTGATGAATATTGAGCTTTAGCGCAATTTAATTTACCACTTAATATACCTGAATATCCACCGGATGTTGTATTATTTTTACCACCACCTACTATATCTAATAAACCTGATGTTCTATTACATTCACCACCTAAGATGGCTGTTCTATAACCATTAGTATAGTTACGATAACCACCACCAATAACTGTTTGATAAGTATTACTTTCAGTAACATTTAAATAACCACCACCAATAAATGAACAACAACCTTTAGATGTATTACTTACACCACCACCAACGACTGAATATTCACCACATGTTGTATTATTACTACCACCACCAATAAATGAATAATCAGAATCAGGAGTAGTTTTATTAGTATCACCACCAACAATAGATGACCTATCACCACATACTATATTGTATTGACCACCACCTATAAATGTTCCAAAATTAAGTGTTGTATTTTTAACACCACCACCAATTGTACTCACATCAAAGTTAGCACAATTATTACAACCACCACCTATAAATGAATATTTACTTCTATAAATACAATTCACTTGACCACCACCAATAAAACTACATTCTGCGGGTGTACTACTAGTACCAAGAATACAATTGTTAATACCACCACCAATAAAAGTATAATTAGCATAACTATTAATTTCATTATTTTCACCACCAACTATACTTGAATAATTAGTATTAGTGTTAATTTGGTTAGAACAACCACCAACTATGTTTGAAAATCCACCATTATTCACATTACTATTACCACCAACTATGTTTGAATATGATATAATTTGAGTGCCAGTACCAACCACATTTCCGCTACCACCACCTATAAATGAACAAGCTGCGCAACTTATGGCATTACTTATACCACCACCAACTACACCATAATCACTTGCATATACTATTGAATTATTTCTACCACCACTTATTGTTGAATAGTTACTTTCAGCTGTATTATTATTACTTCTTCTTACTGAAGAACCAGTACCTGTTCCTAATACAATTACAGGATCAAGTGATGTTGTATTAACCCATTGAATACCATTAGAGGTTGAACTTAATACTTGTCCATTAGTACCTGATGAGTTATTAGAATCATATAATTTAGATTGAATATCTAAACAATTAACAAATGTTGTTCCTGATTTATCTGTTGTAATATTTGAACCTAATATAAATGTATTGTTATGTAATGATTTGTTATTTTGACCACCAGCTATAAATGAAAATCTTGAATTAGTGATTGTATTACCACTACCAGCACCAATAAATGAATAACATCCATTAGGGTTAGTAATTGTATTTTTACAACCACCACCGATAGATGAGAAATAACTTGATGCTGTATTTGATAAACCACCAACAACTACCGAAAATTGCTCACCGGCATAATTATTATAACCGCTACCGATAAATGTATAGTTAGCGTATGCAAAATTATTGTAACCACCACTTACAGTTGAATAACTACCACGTACTTTATTACATCTACCACCACTTAACGAACTATATTGCCCAAGAATAGAGGTATTTTTTTCTCCACCACCAATAAAATTACAATACCCATCAATAGTATTACAAGTACCACCACCAATAAAGTTTCCAGTAAATCCTGTATTAAATGTTATTGTATTATAACTACCTGAACCTATGAAATTAATTGAACCTCCAGATATTATATTTCTGAAACCACCCCCAATAAAATTTTCACTATACCCTGATGTTAGTATAGTGTTATATCGACCATTACCAATAAAACTAAATGAGCTACCTGATATTGTATTATATACACCATTAACAATTGCTGAGTAATCACCTAAAACTTGATTAGAATCACCATTACCAACAAACTCAAAACCATTTAACGTATTACCGGCAATATTATTCACACCACCAACCACAACTGAACAATTACCATAAGCGGTATTATTTAAACCACCACCTACAAATGAATATAAACCTGATGTCGTATTTCCTGGAGGTGATGATAGTTTAACCCATTTAATACCTGTTGGTGTATTACTTAAAACATAACCAGATAAACCACAACTATTGGTACTATCATAAATAGAAGTTTTAACGTCTAAGTTTTCTACGAATGTTGTATTTGATTTATCTGCGGTTAAATTAGAACCAATAATAAATGAACTAAATTGGTTATTTGTGTTATTTCCAACTCCACCAAGAATACCTGAATACATTCCTGATGCGCTATTATTTCTACCACCACCTACAAATGTGAAAATACAACTTGTTCTATTACCAGAACCATTTACAATTGCCGAACAAGCCCCATTAGTAATATTAGAAACACCACCACCAATAAATGAACCTGAACCATTAGCTATGTTTCCAAAACCACCTACTACAATACCACAATTACCGGCTACACAATTATTATTACCGCTTCCAATAAATGAATAAGAACCTGATGTCGTATTTGCTCTTCCACCTGTAATTGTTGAATATAATCCTGTTGAACAAATACAATTACCATTAGCAATTCTATAAGTTGAACCAACAATAGTTCCAAATTGTTGAATAACACTACTACCTGTTAGTGTGATAATTGTTGTTGTACCACCACCACTCATATTAACCCATCTAACACCTGTTGGTGTTGAGCTTAATACTTGACCTGATAAACCTGTACTATTTTCACTATCGTATATATTTGTTTTAATGTCTAAGTTTTCTACATATGTTGTGTTTATTGTCGATGCTGTTAAGTTAGAACCTAATATGAATGTATTAGTTAAATTAGTGCAGTTATTTTGCCCACCAGCTATGAATGAACAAGATGATGATAATTTGTTTAATCTACCACCCGCAATTACCGATGCAATACCTGTTAATTCATTACTTTGCCCAGCTCCGATAAATGAATCGTTACTATTAGTTATTGTATTACTTATACCAGCACCAATAAACGATTCAAAACAATTAGACCCCTGAATTGTATTTTGTGTACCACCACCAATTACATTATAACAACTATTAGTTGATATTAAGTTGTAGAAACCTGAACCTATAAACGATGATTTTGACCCTGAAGATATTCCATTACTATACCCACCACTTATTGTTGAGCAAGTCCCATATACTCCGTTACATTGACCACCTAAAGCTGTTGAATAAACACCTGTTGCTGTATTACCCACACCAACTCTAACGGCTGAACCGAATGTTGCTCCTGACGTAAATAATTGAGGTGGTAAATCTATTGTTGTTTGAGATGTTTGTGTTGTCGCACTTACCCATTTAATACCACTAGGTGTTGTAGATAAAACATATCCTGTCGTACCTGTTGTATTTGTAGAATCATAGATATGTGTTTTAACATCTAAGTTCTCTACAAATGTTGTATTTGTAGTTGTGGCTGTTAAATTAGAGCCTAATATAAATGTGTTACCATAAGTAGAACAGTTATTTTGACCACCTAAAATAGCTGACCATCCACCTTCTGATGTATTATTACAACCACCACCTATAAAGATATAATCACCATTTTTTGCGTAGTTACAATAACCACCAACAACTATGGATTTACCATAATCACCGCTTTGTGTTATACAGTTATTAGAACCACCACCTATAAATGAACATTGTGAATTACTATAATTATATCTACCAGCCACAAATGAATATAAACCATCAGCGGTATTATCACTATCTTTTCTTACTGAAGAACCAATAGAATTACCTGATATAATGACAGCATCGGATACACCACCAGTATTATCAATCCATTTTACACCACTAACAGTTGAACTTAATATTTGTCCATTATTTCCTGAACTATTTAAACAATCATATAATTTAGATTCAATATCTAAATTATTTACAAATGTTGTATTACTTGTTGTTGCTGTTAAATTAGAACCTATTAAAAATGTGTTAGTATATTTACTATAATTATTTACACCACCCAATATACCTGAATTAGATGAAACAAGGGTGTTTTTACATCCACCATCTATCACAGAACCAGAACCATTAATATAGTTACAACAACCACCACCGATTGATGCCACACAACTAGCTAAAATTGTATTACATCTACCACCACCTATTACCGCTTCACATGATCTTACATTACAAATACTATTTAAGAAACCACCTGATATAGTTGTGTTTTTAGCAAAAGATGTATTACAAAAACCACCAGATATTACCGTACCGGTTTCTAACGCTTCATTATGTTCACCACCACCAATAAATGATTTATAACCACTAACAGTATTAGCCCAACCACCAGCAATAGTTCCCCAAGTAGCTGTTTCACCAATATAATTAGATTGACCACCACCTATGAATGTACAGTTAGCACTAGAATTTATTAAATTAGATTTACCACCACCTATAAATGAATATTGGTTATAATCATAAATCGCATTACCATAGCCACCAACAATAGATGACCAAAAATTATTGGGCCTAATTGAATTAACTTCACCACCACCTATAAATGATCTATCACCATAATTTGAATTATTCATACCCCCAACAACCGCACTAAAAAAACCAAAGGCTGAATTATTCATACCACCACCGACAAACTCACCAGCATTTGGATCACAACCGGCAGTGTTATTTATACCACCTACAACAACAGAATAATTACCACAAGATGTATTTCCACTACCATTACCAACAAAAGAGTTTGTTCCAATAATTGTGTTATTAGTACCCGCCAATACACTATTAACTCTTAAATTGGCGTAATTTGTTATGTTGATTGTACTTGCTGTTATACTACTATTTGTATAACCTAATCTAAACTCTTTATTTGTTTCACTCCATATAAATGCTGTGTCGCCTGTTAAACCTCTATCGATAACAAAACCAGCATCATTTACAGGTGTTGTTGTTCCTGAAGCTAAAAGAATTATTGGGTTAGTAACGGTTAAACTTCTTTGATTAATTGTTGTTGCTGTTCCATTAATTGTTAAATTACCTGTTATGACAACACTACCAGATATTGTACCACCTGATTTACTAAACTTATCATTAACTTTTGTTGAACTACTTAAAACACTATCAATGGGTGTCCAATAACCTTCATTACTTATTACATAACCTTCACCAGGGGATGTAATACCATTTAAATCAAATAATTGTCCTGCTAGATTTAAGTTTTTAATATATGTACGATCACTATTTGATGCTGTAATTTCATCACCAATAATTGTGACATTATTATAACCATTACTAATATTACTATTACCGATTATAATGACATCTGTTGTATTACCAAATGTTGAACATGCTGTGTTATTACAACCACCTAAAATAATTGAATTATCTGAATAACTTATCTGATTACCACAACCACCTACAATTATAGAAAGATTACCATTAGCTCCGTTACCATAACCACCACCAATAAATGTTCCATCACAATTTGATGCATTTCCACAACCACCTACAATCGTTGAATTATTAACATTATTTAATTGATGACATTGACCTCCACCAATAAAATTATAATTTCCATTACTTTCACTTGATGATGTTATAATATTTTGAGAACCAGCAACAATTGTCGAGCTTTGACCTGCAACATTATTACAAAAACCACCACCGATTAAACTTCTATGTGCGTAATCTGTGATACTATTTCTTTCACCACCACCGATAAAATTACATCCGTTATTTGATGACTGACCATTACTAGTAATAGAGTTTGTACCACCACCCACAATTATTGATGATGGGCTATCACTAATAGTGTTATATTGACCACCACCTATTTTAGAACAATCAGAATTACTAATTTTATTTAAATCACCACCATCAACACCACCTGCACGACTAGTTGATATTGTATTACTAATACCCCCTTGTATTGAACCATAACAACCTAAAGCTGAATTACCAATACCACCACCAATAAAGTTATAATTATCACAAGCTCTGTTATTTTCACCACCACCGATAAAAGATGAACCTTCAGCCCCTAATAAACCAGGACCTCCACCAGCACCTACAATATTACCTTGACCACCTGAATTACACCAAGCAAGACCATCGGCAGTTGCTACCAAGTATTGTCCCGCAATACCTGCTGAACCTGCATTATCGTATATAAAATCTCTAATATTTAAAGATTCAACAAAGGTTGTATTTGTTGTTGTAGCGGTTATATTACTACCTAAAATAACTGAATTAGTTTTATCTGTATAGTTATTTACACCACCAACAATAGTTGAACAATTACCGATTGCATTATTATTACTACCACTTCTTACCGTTGAGTTATTACCTGTCCCTTGTTGAAATATTGCACTACAACTAAGATTATTTAATATGTTTTGAGTATTACTTGAATAACTATTAAATGTTGTAATATCTAATTTTGTATCAATATAATTTTTAGTATCTGATGTATAACTATAAAACAAACTATTACTAATTGTACTAGCGGTATAACCATTAAAATTAATCGCTGTTTTAAAATCATCAACTGTTATTTTATTAGATGTATTACCAGATATGCTGTATAATAACAATAAATCTTCTTCAGGGTTTACCGATGAGGGGTTTATTGGGTTTAAATCTTTTAATATTCTTCCTTGTGCCATACTTATAAATAGTGTTATATTATATAATTAAATACTCTTCGTCATTAATATTTGTGTTTGGATTATCATATTGTGTATCAACAGTATAATTACTAAAATCACTTACAATTAAAGCATCATCTATAAATTGAGGAACACAAGGTAATGTTTCACAACCATATTCAGGTAAAACAATTCTTCTACCACCAAAATTACCTTTGAAATTATACCTACATTTTTCTAAATTATAGTTATGTCTTATCTCACCTATATCTAATGGTTTTTCATACATTTTAAATGAACTAACCCCACCTAAATATGTCCCAGCAAAATAGTTTTGTATCCATAAATCGGGGTTTGTTCCACCTGTATATTTACCTAAAAATAAATCATATGGTGTAAAATCTTTATAATTACTAGCATTCCAAAACTCCATCATTTGATCCCAACCCAATTGAATATTTTCCCATATTAACGGAGTTTCTTTTAACGATGAAACTTGACTTTGAAATAAACCAGCACTACCACCACCTAAACTTATTGTAAATGGAACTCCTTCTTGTTTTGAAGGGTCTGTCGGTAATTCATAAGGTATAAACTCAGTAAAGCCTGTTACAGTCCAATAAGGCCTACCATTAACATATGTCTTTAATGTTCCATTTTTATATTTACCATAATCTAACTCACAATCTGTATTATAAGGATAATCTCTTTCCCATTTAATTGTTAAGTTTATCCAAGAAGATAAAGTATTTGGGTTACATTCACCGCAAGTATATCCTGTAAACATTGGTATTGGTGAATACTCTTCCACTATTTTAGGTTGTATCAATTGAGTATATCCAGACGTAAATATGATATTACCACATCTATCAGTTGATGTTAATGCGGTTGCCACACAATATGTGTTTGTTGTTATTCTTCTATAACCTAATCTAAAATCAGGTGTAACTCTAAAACCTAATACGTTATCTGTTATACCTGACCAAATTGTTGGGGTGTAACTCCAATCATAAAATCCATTACAATTAGGACAACTATCACCACAATTGCAAGTACCATAGCCAGGTATTAACATATTATTCTGAATCGCATTATTTTCTTGTGTTTGAAGATAAGGGTCTAATGAAACACCTGTTGTTGCTCTTAACTCTTGACTTGTAACGGCAGTAAATGTTAATGCGATACCAGTTAATATTGTGTTAAATGCTAAACTTGTTACACCTGTAAAACTATCATAAAACTTATTTTCTTGTCTTACACCAAAGTATAAGAAAAATCCCGTATTACCTGTAAACGTATCATTCAACCTCAATTTTGTAAAATTGGTAAATAATTCAGGATGATATATTGTATTTAAATTTAATTGAGTTGTCCAACCCTTATTAAATCTTTTTTGTATTAATTGATATGGATAACCATATAACTTATAAAAACCATTAAAATAACCACCACCAAACTCTATATATTGTCCACTTGTATCGTTCCATAATTGTAGTGGGAAATCATAATTTGTTGTTCCGTATGGGAATACTCTCCATAATTTGAGATTTGTATTACCACTTATAAATGTTAAAGTTTCACCTGTAAATGAAAGAGTTGTTGCTGTATATTCACCTAATACAGGATAATCTTCAGGGTTTTGTCCTATTGTATAATTTTTACCATCAGTTTGTGTCCCAACATTTATTGATGTTAAACCAATATCATTTAGAGTGAATCCTGACGTATATTGTTTAGACGAATATGTTGGTGTTTCTATATATTGAATAGCACCATCAACAATATGTATATTTGTATCAGTTGAATCGAAATCAAAGTTAAATATTAAACCATTACTTACAATGTCATTTGAATATAAGTAATCAGGGTAATATTGATTAGGCGTTAGCTCATAGTCCCAATAATCTCTGAATGGGAGAACTAAATCTAAATTATTAAAATTAGTTTGTCTATTATAACTATAAGCCATTAGATTAATAAATAAGGTGTTTGGAACGGTCTGTATGACAATATTTTATTAAGGTTTTCTGCTTCACCCGCTTTTCTTTCTAACATCTTAGGTTGACTTATTCTTTCTAAATATTCTTTTAATTCAGTTATTAAAGCATCTTTTTCTTCTTTCGCTGAACTTGCAAACATTTCATAATCCATTTTAATTTCAGAACCGGGCGCTCCTAAATTACCACTAAATGTTCCTCTTACATAAGCCAATGTTTCTTTACATAATGCCGTGAAATATCTTCTCACCCAATACTTAGCTGGGTCGTTTAAATCTGACCATTGTAATTTACCTATTGGCGTATCACTTGGTAACTTAATAATATCTTTATTCTGTTCAATACATCTTTGTCTTTCAGCATTTACATCATAATACCAATACCAAACATAATGACCTTCAATATTTCCTTGATAGTAATCATATCTACCACCTGGAGTTGGTAATAAGTGTAAGTATTTTGTTCCATTTGGACCGGCTGTTACTTTATACACATAATCACTTCTAATAATCCTATTCTTTAAGTTTCTATCCGCCGCTCTTAATAAAATATCAAAAGCCGGCATTACATATAAAGCGCCTAAACCAATATACTCAGCACCAAAGTGGAAGTTCCATACACCCAAAAATGGGTCAATAACTGATTGATTTAGTGTTGGTGGAGTTGCATACATTACTTCATTTATTTCTCTACCTGCTGGTATTTGATATATTTGTTGTCCTTTCTTTAAAACAACATAATCTTTTTTAATTTCCCATGGGCCGTTAGCTTGTAATCCCACAATCTTAGAATATGCGTATGTGAAAGAAGTTTCATAGTTTAAACTTCTTGTTGTTAAAGCAAATGTAATATCCGCAACATCTAAATTTATACCTTCTAAAGAACTCCATTGATTCTCAATCAACCAATTTTGCATATACATAGCATAATCCTCAATGGCTGTTTGTAATAAATCATCCAATTGTTCATCAGTTAATTGTATTTTTCTGATGGGAGCACCTAAACGAGCCTTTACCTGTTTATATAGTGTTAATTTTTCTTCTTGTGTAATTTCCATATTATAATTTCTCTAATGATACGGTTATGTTTTTATTACCATACTTTCTGAACAATTCTAAATCTTTTTGAGCTTCTTCTTCTGTTTTATATATTTTAGGTTTTGAATCAAACTCAATGTACCTACCTTTAGGTATATAAACTGTTGACCCATCTTTATAATAACCATAAACCATTTCACCTGTATGTGGCTCACCTGGTTTTTTTTCGCGTTTAAGTACTATAATATATGATTCACTTAAACCCCCTTTAATCATTTCTAATTGTTCTTCAGTAATTCTAATTTTCATATCTATAAATATTTAACTTATTAGTTTTATTTATTATATTTTATGTATGATAAATAAAATTGCTTATTTTGGGGATTTACATATCCGTTTATATAAATATCACGATGAATATAAAGAAGTTTTCTTTAACCAGTTCATACCGAAATTAAAAGAAATTAAACCTGATAGAATAGTTTTTGGTGGGGATTGGGCTCACTCGAAAAATCAAGCCACCCCTGAATTATTTGAAATATCTTGTATTTTCTTAAATGAACTCACAAAGATTGCTCCTGTTATTCTTACATTAGGAAATCATGATTTATTATTAAATAACTTAGATAGATTGGATATTTTAACACCAATTCTAAATGCTTTAGGTAATGATAAAATTACTTTCTTAAATAAAACTGGTTGTTATGAAGATGAGAATATTGTTTGGTGTGTATGGGGAATAACTGATGGTAATACAAAACCTGAAATAATTAGAGAAGAAGGTAAACATTATATCGGATTACAACATGGACCTTTAAGAGGTTCTACGACTGATTTAAACTTTATATTTGAAGATGGTTTAGATATTGAAGATTTTAATGATTGTGATGTAGCTTTAAACTCTGATATTCATAAAAGAAATGTAATGAAAACTGAAAAAGGTATTCCTGTTATTATGGTTGGTTCTACAATACAACAATCACACGGAGAAAAGGTAAGTAATCACGGATTTTTAGAATATACAATAGAAAATAAAGGTGTTAAGTTTCACGATCTTCATAATGATTATGTGTTCTTAAACTATAAAATAACCTCAATAGAAGATATTGAGAACGAAAGTGAAGTATTATTAAACGAATGAGATCTTTAAAAGATGGTAATTTATTAGTTAAGAAATGGGAAAAAATAGGACTAATTGAATATTCTTATAACCCTAAAATGATGGCTTATTGTTTTGAATATGCTACTATATTATTACCAGATTCAAACATAAGTGAGTATAATGGGATGGTGATACCTTTAGTTTATAGGGTTATAAATAGAATAAAACCAAAATCTAAATCTAAAAGTAAAAGTATTGTTAAAGAAGTTATTGAAGGATTTTCAACTTTTATACGAGAAAACAGATATTTAATACAAGACATTATGCAATTCCAAAGTTTCGACTGGGAATCAGAAATATGTAGATTATTTACTGAACAATATGTAATTAGCTATGAGAACAATCAAACAATATTGGATTAAAAAAAGAAACCATAAAACTTTCAATGAACAATGGGACACTTTGGTTAATAGAATTATACTACCAATAACACAACAAGTAGAAGCTAGAACAATTGCTCAAGATTTAGTAAATGTTCAACCATTAGGGGTATTACGTTATATTGATTTTCAACATGAAAGTAATGGAGAAAGAACATTTCCTTTTTGGAGGATAAAAGTTATATTTAAACATAAAGAATAGGAATAATGGAATTAAGGGTTAGAATTGAAAAGAACAAATCAAAGTTTATTGAAAGTGTAAAGAATTATGGTAATTTTATTACTGAAGAATTGTATGAGTTTTTAGGTGAAGATTTATGGACATCACCAGCTTCTACAAATCTACAATTACATAGTTGTTTTCCTGGTGGTTTGGTTGAACATATTCTTAAAGTAACAGGTTATGCTGTTAAAATAAATGATACTTTACCTGAAAAACTTAAAGTTGAAAAATCTTCTATTGTTAAAGTTTGTTTCTTACACCAAATAGGTAAGATTAAATTATACTTATTAAATAATACTGATTGGGAAATTAAAAGAGGTATTCTATATAAGTTTAATGAGGAATTAACTTCTATGAAAATTAGTGAAAGAAGTTTATTCTATTGTAATCGATATGGTATTAAATTATCTGATGTAGAGTTCCAAGCGATAATGAACTTTGAGAAAACAGATGAGGATAGACAATCAAGATGGTATGGTAATATGTTGGGTATCATACTAAAACAAGCAATAGAATTGGCTATTTATGAAGAAAAGCAACTAAATGAGAAGCATTAAAAATATCACATTAGGAAATAATGGTATAATAAGAAGTTTAAATAATAATAATTTTAACCTCATTCTCACACCGAGACAATGGGGTTTAACTACATTATTAATTGACTATATAAACCAAATACCAAACGACAAATCAATATTATTTGGTGTTGCTAATTCAGGCATGGTTAGTTATGTTCATAGAAGAATAACACATCCTAAATGTAGAACTCAAGCCGTTTATAATTCTGGTTTAGTTGGTAATGGGTTTGATTATATAATATGTGATAATTTTTTTGATGATAAGTGGATAAAAAAATTAGTATTAATTGCACCTGTATTAAAAGAAGATGGTAAAATAATATTAGCGGATAGTGGTAAAACTTTAGAAGATGAAATACCACATTTTGTAAACTATAATAAAATAATAAAAACAAGTTAAAATTAATGGATGATGTAAGAAAAAAGATGATGGGTTTGGTAACAGCGTTCTTCATGGGATTAAATGAAGCCGACAAGCAAATCCTTAAATCTCAGTTAAACACGGTTGATGAATTACAACCAGGTCATCACCAAATGAATATCAAGAGTTCTTTTTTGAACGGTATTCATCAAGGTAAGATAACTGAAGAACAAAGACAACATTTCTATAAGGTATTACACCTTGCAGAACAAAAATGGAGAACATCGAAAGGATTTGATGATCCAGAAAAAATGAGATTATTAATGGAAAAAAGGGGTATGACTGGTGTATTGGATAGTATTAATTGTGAACCAATTGATATGGGTCTTAGTAATGAATTTTACTACCCTGTTAGAACAAATGCAGATCAGTTTGAAATTGAAAAGATTGCTGAAAATATGTTGATATTTTCAAATGAAATTAGATTTAGATGTCCGATGCACAATAATAGAAGAGTGTTTGAAAATATTAAAGGTGAAGGTAATGTTCTAAGAGAGTTAGTAAATACAACACAAGTTGAATGGGATAAAAAAGAGTTTGATAGTGTTGGTATTAAATATACTTATAACACATATGATTATAATATCAGTTATAAGAATACAATAAAAGAAAATGATGACTATTTTTTAGTTGTCTTTAATAAAAACAATGTAATATAATATGGAAAATATATTTTTAAAATGTGAGCATAGTTCTCACGGACTCGAAGTTGGGGTGAAAAAAGATAATGAAAAACCTAATAATTCTGAATTCACATTTAGTATTTGGATGTATGGTGAAAAAACCAAACCATCATTTAAACAGAGATGGGATTATTTTTGGAAAGGTGAAAATGATATGATTAACAATCATGTAGTTATGGACTTAAATAAGGTAACAGAATTATCAAAATACTTAACTTCTAATATTGATAAGATTAATGTCGATATTAAGAAACACAATTCATCAAAAGGTTTAATTAAAGATTTGATTAAGAAATCAGAAGAAAATATGGAAAAAATCTTAAAGAAAAAACCTAAGAAGTTTAATCAACCTACAAAACAACAAGTAGAAAAAGAAGTTAAAGAAATAAAAGATATTATTACAAAATCTGAAAAAGTTGCTGTTAGTGGTAATAAAATTGAAAAGATTGGTGAATTAGTTATACCATCTAAAGATATGGGTGCTGAAACTCAGGGATAAAAAAATATAAACTAATCTTTATTTTTAATGGGATATTACCGATACTTAGATTATGATTAAAAATGGTCTAAGTATCGTATGTTCTATGAGAGAACACGATAAAGAATTTGAAGAACACGTTAAAAAAACTATCGGATTAAAGGATTATGAGTTATTGTTTTACATAAATCCTGGAACACATTCACTTACAGAATTATATAACAAAGGATTAAAAGAATCCAAGAACAAATACGTTCTTTTCTGTCACAATGATATTAAATATCTTAAATCAGGTTGGGGTAAAAGATATATTGAACAACTTGAAAATCAAGATTATGGTATTATTGGACATGCCGGAACTACAAAATTAACTGAAAGTGGTAGATGGTGGGATGATATGCACTTGATGGTAGGTCAGGTATGGCATCAATATCACGATGAACAATCAGGTAAAACTATGAAATGGGAATCAAAATACTCAGGTAATTTTGGTGAAAATATTATTGAAACAATTAATTTAGATGGTTTGGCTTTCTGTGTTAATAAGGATAAAATTAAAGAAAAGTTTGATGAAAATATTAAAGGATTCCACTTTTACGATTTAGATTTTACTTTATCTAATCATTTGGCGGGTGTGAAATGTGGTGTTATTTTTAACAACCCTATTTTACATAAATCAATTGGGATGACTAATGAACAATGGGAAACTACAAGACAACAATTCGTAGATAAATGGTTAAATAGTGGTATTCCATTAGAGATTAAACCTGATAAAATATTTCACGATTTACACGTTAATAAACCTCTAATTAAAGAACCTAAATTGGCTGTAGTTATTCCAAGTAAAAACAACTACGATTTATTGGAAAGATGTGTTAAATCACTACAACAAACAAAATTTTCTAACTACAAGATTTATATTGCGGATACTGGTTCATTAAAAGCTACGATTGATAAAATCAAAGAAAATCTATTAAATGATAAAGTGGTATTAAATCAGTATGGTTACTATAATTATAGTAAAATTAATAATGATATGGTTAATACATTTATCGATCAGGATAGTGAGTTAGTATTATTTTGTAATGATGATGTTTATGTTAAAGAAGGTGATCCAATAACAAGAATGGTTTCAATATATGTTAATAATAAACACGATGTAGGGACAATTGGATTAAGATTACATTTCGGCGAAAGAAGTGGCGATAGAATAAATAAAGTTCAACACGGAGGAATTATTTGTTGGATGAATGATAATAGAAAACTTTTATTAACGCATAATGGTATAAATACTTATTGGAATTATGAGCCAAAAGTTATGAGAGATGTGTTTGGTAATACATTTGCATTTGCTATGGTACCTATGAATGTATGGAAAAGAATTGGTGGTTTAAATGAAAATTATTTAGAATGTTTTGAAGATGTTGAGTTTAATGTTAATTGTATTTTAAATGGGAAAACTAATTATTTTATTGGTGATGAATACGCTATTCACGATGAATCATCATCAAGAAATAAATCAGAAACAAAAATGCAAAGAGAAAGTGTAGATTTTAATAAAGTTACTGAATATATGAGTAAAAACGTAAATGAAAAACTTATGAAACATATTAAATATAGAAATATTGGAATAAAATTAGAAGATGGGGTGGAAATATGACAAAATTAGGTATCGCATATAATATTTTTGATGACTCAATAGAGTTATTGGAAAAATCAATTTTATCTGTTAGAAATGTTGCTTATTATATAACGGTAATTTACCAAGACATTTCTAATATGGGTAATCAATCAGAAATTAACTTAAAAGAATTACTGACAGAATATAAAAATAAGGGTTTAATTGACTCTTTTTATCTTTATAAACCACAATTAAACGCACCGGTTCCGCATATTAATGAAACAAATAAAAGAAATATGGGTTTATATGTTTGTCAAGGGGAGGGGTGTACTCATTTTATGTCAATGGATTCAGATGAATTTTATAAAGAAGATGATTTA